AGTTGTGTCGAGCCCAGGGCAACGTCACGCCGAGTCATGCCGACGCTTTAAACGATTTGTTGCGCATCAAGGCGGGTCGTTGTGCCGACCGCGTGCAACGTGGCATCGAGCGTCTTTGTTCTATGCTTTTGCAGAAAAACGCGCTTGCATTGCAATACAAGTCGAGCCCGTCGGCATCGTCGAACGACGTTACTGTTGACGTGCAATACTTCAATGACAATACCACCGGCGCGGCGGCGGATGGCGGCAAGAATCCGCAGGTGTATGAGTCGAAGGCATGGGGCGGCGCGGATGCAACGCCTTATGACGACGTTTGCGCTATGTGTCGCAAGCTGGTGCAGAACGGCGGCAATGCCGTTGATTTGCTCATGAGCCCGCAAATGTGGGGACATCTCATCGCCGACATCACAAAGAAGATGGGCAATGGTATGCCCCAAATCAATTACACGATCATCAATAGCGGCGACAAGGGCGGATTGTATGATGAAGACATTCTTGACGCCCAGCACGTCGGCAGTGCAAACTTCGGCGGCTACGTTTTGAATTTGATTGTTTACAGCGGTGCATACACGAAGATTGAAAAAGACAAGGAGGTTTTCACGCCGTATTTGCCTGAAAACTTCGTCTGCGTTATCGCCCCGAACGTTGGGCATACGTTGTGCGGCGCCGTCAATAAGGCGAGCGTCGGCGCATTCGTCAATGGAGGCGATGCGGCTTTGGTACGTCACACGGGCAAGTTCATCGTGACGAAGTATTTCGACTTCGCCAACGAGCAAGTGAGCGTTCGTTGTGAGTCGTTGCCATTGCCCGCCCCGCATCGTCGTTGGGGTTGGGTAACGAAGACGGACGCCACAACGCCCGTTGGATCGTAGTAGAGAGCGAACAGGCGAGTGATAGGCTAGCAGGAGGGCGAGAGGATGGAGAGATTGACGGATATTGTGAACGCGGATTTACGCAACATTCTATGCGATTTTAGGGACTTTACACGCCCCGTTCGCTTGAAGGTTGGCAACGTCGTTTATTCGATTTATGCGTCGCTTCAATCCGATAAAATCGCCCTGACCGCAGACATCGAGCCGATCAACGTCTTCGAGCTCTCTATCTATTTCGAGGACATAACGGACGAGGCATTCCGTCGTTCATTCGTCAAGGGTGGGATCGTTTACATCTCGCTTGAGGCAGAAGGGAATGATTCATGGGTAGGCTATCGCATAGTAGACACGGCGACGACGATGGGCGTTCTTCGGAGCGCATCATTGACACGCACGAAGGGGCGTTAGATGCTTAATATCTTCACATTGACCGAGCATATCGCGTCGGCGCTTCGGGAGGAGTTGGACGGCTTGACGTATCGATTCAAAGGTACGGACGAGGCGAACGACGCCACCGAGACGAAGCCGCGCGTCTATACGTTCACATACGACGGCGAGTTGGATCGTGATAAATTGCCCGTGCATACGCCGAGCGTATTGTTGCAGGTGATAAAGCGAGACAGCAACGCCGTTTCGTATCTGGTGCACGTGTACGTCGTGAACGCGTCAATCATCGACGATGAAATCGCCATCGATTGCGGCGATGAATCGTATCGCATGGGCGAGGGCGACGAGCCGTGCGAGTATGGGGCGCGGCGCGATCTCTATCGCGCTTGTTTGCTATTGGGCGAGAGCGTCTACAACGCACTGAACACAATATCGCTATCGTGTTTGGCGCGCATCGACAACGTCGTTTTGAACGCGCCGATTGCTTACATGGAGCAGTTCCCAGCTTGCGAGTGCACGGTTTCTTTCGATTGTGCACTAGGCAATGGCGAGAGCTTCGTTCGTTCGAAATTTGAGGAGATACTGTGATATGGCGAATATCAATTTCGGTCTCAGCGGAAACCTTGCGCAAAGCGGGATTCACTTTAACGAATTTGTGAAGCATTCGAAAACTGAGGAGTGGAAACAAGTCGTTACAGATGCAACTAATTCCGTTAATTACGTGTATGATCCGACCCAAAAGGATTTATATGTTCGCTTGCAAATTTCGCCGAGAAACACAACGAGATATTCGTTCCAGGGCAAGAACAGCGGAGGGCTAGGGTACGGCGATTATACGGACAAAGACGCGTTTATTCTAGGAACGGAAGCGAAGACAGAACCCGTAAAATGGACTAGAGACGAGTTGGAGTTTTTTGTTCCGAAGCAAACAAAATCGAGCGGAATGTCTATTTATGCGCCGTATCAGGGAACGATCCCTTTGACGCTATTACCCGATGGTGCGTGCGAGTCCATCGGAGAGACGTTCGAACCGCCGGTGCGTGCGAGTCCATCGGAGAGACGTTCGAACCGCCGGTGAATAATTCGACGAACAACGTCGAGAGCACGATCAAGATCCGCCCCGTTTATCCGTACAGCTTGAACCAAGCACGACCGAGTTTGACGTATGGAACAAACGGTGGAGACATCTCGATGGACGCGGTTTGGAACGAGCCAGAAAAAGGTTTCGACGTGAAATTCACGTATAATCGGATTCGAGATATTGAACTAAAATTTCAAGCGGAGGTTGCAATGGCAACAGAGAAATATGGAGCATTTGGCGATTTAGGCAAGTCTCTAAACGTTACGCCCGTTTCGACTGATACTGTTATCGCAGTATTGGCACGTGGCAGGACGGAATTAAACGCGGCGACGTTCGCGGATTTGTCGGCGTATCTGAACGATACGCCGATCAGTCCGAACGATGCAAACGATATGTGTGCTTATGCGCTTTATGCGACGGCGGGCGTGAACAACGTCGTGTGGTGCGGCGGTACTGATTTGGCGGCGTGTATCAAGACGTTCCAAGACTACATGACGAGAACGCCGCAAGTGTCGTGCATCGTGATTGACGGCGCGTTCGAGACGGACAAAGAGGACGCGGCAACGATCCTTGCAGGCATCAAAAAGATCGACGGACATTGGGACGCAACGGCGATTTTGAATTGCGACGCGGCGCAAGACCACACGGGCAAGCCTTGCATTTCCGAAGATGCAGTCGTGACAATGGGCTTTATCAAGACGGGCGCGAATATTTTGCCGTTGAGCGCGATCCGCGCAGGGCTTTGCGCACGAAGTGATGCGGAATACGGCGCGCCCGCCCGAAGCGGCGGCAACCTTGTCATCCCGAACGCCGAGGCGTGGGGGGCATACGACAGCAAGAGCTTTACGGCTATGCCTATCAGTGAGACGCTTGCGACGAGTTTGTCGGCGGAAGGCGTTTGCGCCGTCGTCAATTATTCGGGCACGTATCGCACGTGGGGCGACCATACGAGCTTGTTTGCCGCCGGTGCAATCGCCGACGAGCGGGCACGATTCGACAATAGCATCCGCATGTTGCGTTCCATTACAAATCGCTTCCAACTCAAGTATCGCGCATCGATTGATTCGCCGTTTACGTTGCAAATGCGAAACGACATCATCAATGAGCAACTGGACTATCTGAATGGATTAGTCGCCAAGGGCGCGCTCATCGGCAAGCCGACGTGCGAGTTCCGAGCGATTGACAATCCCAAGGACAATATCCAAAAGGGCGAGTTCAAGTGGAACATAACGTGCACGACGACGAATCCGCTTAAATATGCGTATGTGAGCGTCTCTTACACGAGCGCAGGGCTTGATACATTGGTAGAGGAGGGCTAATCATGCTAGTTCAAATTCCAAGACATGGTGCGATTAAAGGTTGCACGGTTTACGCAGCTCCCCACGGCGTAGCATCCAAGACACCCGCTTGCATCGATGCAAGCGTGACATTGCCCCAGCTATCATTCCCGACGAATACGATCCAAGCGATGGGCGGTTTCGACATTCCTGACCAAACGCGCCTTGAGGCAATGACGTGCACGATCAGCGTTGAAGCTGGCGTCGAGTCGAACGAGCTCATGCAAAGCGGCAACGCGTCGTATATCATCCGGTGGGGGCAAGAAGTCACGAATCCCGACGGCACGATCGGGCTTGAGAAATGGCAAGCATTCGTTTCGGGCATCGTCGCATCGAGCCCAGCGCCTTCTTTGGAGGTTGGGCAATCTGGAACAAGCGACATCACAATCAATGTGAGTCGCTATCGACTTGTTCACAACGACGTGAACGAGCTTTTTGCGATTGACCGAATAGCCGGCACTCTTTGCATCAATGGCAAGGATTTGCGAGCGCCTTTGAATGCTATTCTCTAGCAGTATGAAGGCGACAAGCCCGTGACAAACACGGGCTTTTTGTGTATTTTGGAGCAGTGGAGACTATTGACTATGGACAATAAATTCAAATTGAGAAAAGCAATAAATGGCATCGAGGAATTAAATTTCGCGTTCGATAAACTCACGGCGATTGACTACAAAACGATATGCAGGATTGAGCGCAAGATGAACGGGCTTAGTGTCGATGCGCTTGCAGATTCAATCATTGCGAGCGCGGGGACGCGCAAGACATCGAGCGAGTTTCGTATCGCGTGCGCATGGGTTGCTGCGGTCAAGGGCACGGAGGGGCTAACGGTGGACGACTACGATCAATTGTCGCTTGACGACTTGTTAGAACTGGAGACGTTCGGCTTGCTTTTTTTCGTCGGATCTTTGGAGTAGACGGCGCAAACTTCAAAGAGTTTTTTCTTCGCACCTATGGCGAAATCGGCGCGGTTTCAATGGTCTTTCACACTTCGGCGACCGAGCTTTTGCGCATGCCGTTGGCGGACTTTTACGAAACATTCAGTTTAATCTACAAAGAATCGAATCGGAGACGTGGCAATGCGTAAAAGCCGATATGAAATAGAGCTAGGGATCAAGGGCGACGATAAGGTGCGCGCCCAGATACGCGACATTGACGACGGAGTGGCGAGCATTTCGGAGCGAGCGGACAATCTGGACTTCAAAGGCGCGTTGAACGGGGCGCAAGAGCTATCGAGAAAGATGGCGGAGGTTGCAAAGGGCGGCGAAGATGCAACGTTGCAAATGAGCGCGTTCGAGTCGGCATCGAAGAAGGCGATAAAATCGCTTGAAAAGCAGGCGAGCGATCTCACCTATTCCCTAACAGAGCAGGGAAAAGCCCAGCGAGAGCGACTTCGGGCGATTGACGACGAGATCGCCAAGCTAGGCAAGACCAAAGAGGACGCCCGCAGGCGCAAAGAGCTTGAAAAAGAGCGCGCAAATATTGCGAAAACAGTCGTCAATCTGAGCGACGAGGAATTGAAACAGGCTTTGCGGCTCAATCAGGCGTCGCGCGCCGAATTGAAACTTGCAGTGCAGAACGGCAAATTGACGCGCGCCGAGACAAAAGAGCAGAAAAAGCTAGGGCAACTGGTCAAAGACGACCTAAAGGGCATTAAAGACAAGATAAAAGCCCAGCTGGAGTTTATCAAGACGCTAAAGACCACCGAGGGTCGCTATAATGCGATAAAGAAGGCTGGCGCTTTGGGCGCTAAAGCGGGCGTCGGCATCGTCAAGGGGGCGGGCAAGGCGGCTTTAGGCGGAATCGGGATTGCGGCGGCAGCAGTGGGGGCAATTGCGAGCAATGCGGGAGCGGCAACAGATACGGCGGTAGAGCGTGAGAGAGCGGCGGCGCGTGTTCGAGGATTGAGCCAGGAACAGGCAAGCGATGCGGTTTCGCGTATTTACTCTATCACGGGGGCGGATAGTGAACGGATCGTTGCGGCTATCCACGCGGTGCAAAGCGTATTAGGTCGGGGCTTGAGTGTTGATGAGCTGGTGCAAACGGCATCGGGCGAAGTTTTGAGTCCCGGAATCTCTGCCCTATACCGGCAACAGACCAAGGGCGACGTTAGCGCGAACGCGTTGATTGCACTTGCGAATCAGACGAGAGCCGCCACGAAAGAGACGGGGGCAAGCGTCGAGCAAATAGCCAGTGCGCGTGAATATCTCGCCAACACGTCGAATCGGACGCAGTCAAAAGCCCCGTTGCGGCAACAAGAAGCCGTTTATTTGTCGCTACTCAATAGCGGTGCATTTGACGACGAATCGGAGGTGCAAGAGGCGTACAAGCGGTTTATATCGCGATTGAAGCCAGACGAGGACATCTTCGAGGCGGCGTCAAAATTCGACTGGGCAAGCGGGCTATCGACGACGAATAAGATCCAAGCGAGCAACGCGATAAAGGCGACGAATTGGGAGGCATTGCGAGCCATTGGCAATCAGCAATACAGCGGCGACGCGCTATCGTTGACGAGCAACGAGGAACGCGCATCGAGAATGCGAGGGATGCAAGAGCGATTGCAGGAATTGCAACTGCGAGTTCTGGAGGCAGTGGACGCGGCAATCACGAAGATCGGACCAGAAAAGCTCAAAGATATGGTCGAAGGCGCGTTAAATCTTGCGACCGAGATAGTGACACGGCTTTTGCCGATATTGGTCAATCTGATTGAGACCTTAGAGCCGGTATTGCAACCGCTTTTGGGCGCTTTGCTATCGCTTGTGGACATGTTGGGCGAGCTTGTGGAATGGCTCAAAACGAATAACGTCGGCGAGAAAAGCAAGAGCACGTTCGACTTTGCGAAGAACTTCGGACTTGTGGGCTTACTGAGCAATCTGTGGGGCGACGACGAGGACGAAGGTGCGGGCGTGAGCGGTCATGCCAGGGCAGACGGCGGTGTTGCAAGCATCCCGACGATAGTTGGCGAGCGAGGGGCGGAAATGGTCATCCCGTTCGACTTTGCACGCCGAGGGCGGGCGAACAATCTTGTGCAAACATTCAATCAGACGTTCAATTTGGCGCAGAATCAGACCACGGCATCGAGTTTGGCGGCGACTATGCGCACGAATGGGAGGTGGGGACGATGAAATACACGGCAAGTTTAGGCGATACATGGGATACGGTGGCGTATAAGGTATGCGGCGACGAGTTCGAGTGCGACACGTTGCGGCGCGCAAATAGACCGTATAGCGACGTGCTTGTGTTTGACGGTGGGGAATCGCTCATCATCCCGTCGGATATTGGCGAGATGCAGGCGATTGAGGCATCTAGCGTCGTTTCTTCGGCGGCGGTGCGCGTTATCGCGGCGGAGTGGTAGGCGATGAAATATTTAACGCTAGGAGATTTGCAGATTCCCTTGCCTTTTGTCTCGAATGTGAGCTGGAGCAAGACGAGCAAGACGACGACGGCGAGTGATGGGCGCGTTCGAGCGCGTGGATTTGGCGCGGTGGAAGTGTCTTTGCGCTTGTCTTTGGACGTGCCAACGTGCACTGCATGGGGCTTGAACGCGGCGGAATGGATTGACAAGCTATCAAACTTGCCAGTGGAGCGTTCGACGGGGGCTGCGCAATTGCAAATCGGCGAGTTGACGGTGTATCCATCGACGCTATTCGCCATTACATCAATCAATACGACTGAATCGAGCGATGCATCGAGCACGGCAGCATCGCTCATTGAATGCGACATAACGTTATCGGGCGTCGCAGTGTCAAAAGCGGTATCGAGAAACGAGCAATTGTCGAAGGCGGACGCGCAAATCGTGATCCCCGACGTGGCGATCGGCATCGAGGGGAGCGCAAACACGATCCAGCTAAAAGACGCATACGCCATAAACGAGTTTGTGCGGGCGAATGCGTCAATTCGTCTAGGTTTCAGTGTGGGCGATGATCTTGCATTGCCCGATCGCGAAAGTTTCTTCAATGAGTTTGTTTCGCGTGGATACGTGACCACCGACGGTCTGAAATGGTACGTCGTAGACGGCTTGATATTGGACAATGAAATCGCGGTGACTTGTAGCGCTTTGCCCGCCAAGTCGATGCAAAGTGCGCATCGGACGTGGATAAATGGCGCTAGTCTGCGTTCAATCTTCGTCGAGTTGGGCAACATGTGCGGCGCATCGAGCGTTGATTGTGGCATCGATGGGACGATTGACTATTATCTGCTCAATGGTGAACCTTTGCAGGCGTTGCAAAGTGTCGCAAGAGACGTTGGGGCGATTATCTATGCGCATAACGACGAGATCCGCATATTGCCCACGACGAGACGGCAAGACATTGCGTTCGCTTTACCGCTCAAAGAGACGCAATTCGACGTTATCGAGGACAACAGGGGCGAGGGCTTCGGCGGCGTGGACTGGTGCGACGGCGTGCGACGGTTTAAGGCGGGCGATACTGCCAAGACATGCCACATCGTGCGCAGTTCCATCCGAATGAACGCGCGCGCTGTGGCGGATGCAGTGCTCGAGGCGGAAAACTTCAAAGCGCGGCGTCTTCGGCTCTCAATGCCTATGCGAGACGACATCGTTGTAGGCAGCGCGTTGTCTCTGGAGTTGCAAAACGAGCAAGTCGTGGTGGTAGTCAATGGCACTGAAAAGGACTATTTAAGCGAGATATTGACGGTGGAGGCGTTCGCAGTATGATTGAACTTAGCTACATGATAATCGACGAGATGGGAACGGACAAAGACGAAGCCGGGGCGGTTATGAGTGCCACTGCGCATTGCGAGCACGAAGAGAACACGCAGTGCGTATTGCATTTGCCGCCGGAGCTTCGCCCCAATCAGTGCGATATAAAGCGCGGAGCGCGTGTTTTGGGCGCATTCGATACAGACAATGGCGTCGGCGTTGCTTTGGTAGGGCTCGAAGGCGCGTTTTGGGGCTATCGCGTGAACGGCTCAAAGGGATTGAGCGTTGAGAAGGACGTGAAGGTTGGCGGCGCGTTATCTGTGACGGGCGACGTGAGCGGCAAGGCGGGCGCGTCTTTTGTCAAAGACGTAAAGACGAAGGGGGACTTCAAATCGCCGACAGTTTCGCTCAATACGCATACGCATCCGACGCCAAGCGGTACGAGCGGAGCGCCAATACCTACACCGACAGGGGCATAACAATGGCAGACAATCGACTTGTGTTTGAGAGTGGGCGACAGCTCGAATTGCTCAATAGCGAGCAATTATCATACGGACGGGCGCTAGCAACAAAGCAAACGACACGTTACGACGGCTCAAAGCGACCGCAGGACACGAGTTATCGCGGAAGGGCGCAGGCAAAGACGGCGACGATTGACGCACGCATCATGCCATACGACGGCAAATCGATTCCCGAGTATATCGCCAGGTGCGAGGACGCGGTGGGTGAGCGCGTGCGATTGATTTACAACGGCAAAGACCGCGGCGAATATATCGTCGTGGGCGTTCAATTTGTGCCAGAAATTGACGCCACGTGCGGCATCTTTGCGTGTGCAATATCTTTTAACCTAACCGAGGGCACAATTCGCTATCGAGAGCGAGTAAAGGACGTTGTTGTATGAGTATCAGAGAGACGACAAGCCACGTTGCGAACATGGTTTCATGCAGGAAGGGGACGCACTGCTTATTTCGGGCGTTCGGTTTGGGCGTGATAGACGACCCAGCGCCAACTGCGCTCACATTGGCGAGCGTTCGCGCCGAGTGTGCGAAATGGTTTCCAAATATCGACGTTGAGCGACTGGAGCGAACGGGCGACGGAGAGTTCGCGGTAGTGATTAAAAGCGTCTAGGATTGAATAGGCGGCGATTGTGGCGTGATTTGGACAAAAGGCGATTAAATACATGCGCACACGATAAACGCGCGAATACGGGCAAATGAGGAGGGCTTGAAATGGCTTTGGACTTTATATCGGACATGAACACGCGGGCTTTGTTCAATAGCATCAAAGCGAAATACAAGACGGAGACGGGAGACGACCTAGAGATCGGTTCGAACGAGTTCGCTATCGCAAGTGCCGTTGCATACGTCTTCGGCGGAATGGTAGAGCGATTCAACGATATGGCTGCAAATCGCTACATCGACACGGCGAGGGGCGAATATCTGGACGCTTTGGCGAAGAATCTAGGTGTTTCGCGCCCCCGTCAAACGCCAGCGAAATGCACGTTTATAGTTAGCAATCAGACGCAGGGCGATATAACACTTACCGCGCACTCCATCACGATTGACGACGGCAACGGGCACGAATTCGAGCCCGATTTGACGTGGTATGAGCCATCGGGCGGCGGAATGGGTTTTATCGAGAATTTCCCTGTTGGCGCGGGCGAGATACGCGCATTGCAGTTCCGTTCAAAGACGACCGACGAATCGAATAATGGCATCGCGTCGGGGACGATGAAATTGATTCAGGAATACAGCGACGGCAACATCATCTATTTGCAAGTATCGGAGACGACGGGCGCAAGCAGTAACGCCTACCCATACACGACAGAGGGCGACGACGCGTTTCGAGCGATTATCCCCGATATGGCGGGGCGTATTCGTAGCGCTGGCAGCCAAGCATATTACAATGCATGGTGCAGGCGATACAGCCCCTATGTTTTGGACGCCTATTGCCTAGTAGACGGTGACGAGGGCTTCGTAGCGGGCGAGGTGCGTATATTCGTATCGGTTATCGATGGGGCGAACGTGTCAGTGTTGGACGTTATCGCGATGAAACGTGCTTTGGAGGCGGATCAGAACCGACCGATAAACGACTTTATCGCAGACGTTTCAATCGCGGGCGAGGAATACCCAAATGTGACATATTCCGTCTATTATGATCCGATGCGCATAGGACGCGATAAAGCCGCCGAGATATCGGCGACGGCTTGCGAACGGCTCAAAGACTATTATATGCGCAATATCGGCATGGACGTAGCTTTGCAACGCTTTAACGAGATTGTAGCAGAGCTAGACACGACGGGGGGCATATTGGCGGCGCGTCAATTCGTAGATGGCGCGCAAACCTATTCGCACGAGCTTTTGCCCGTCAAACAGTCGAATATAGCGTCAAAGACATTCGCGTTTAACGTTATCGCCAAGACAGACGAGTAGGAGGCGAGCGATGAAGCTAACGAATATCGACATTAACGAGCTTTTGCCGATTTACGCGCAGGGGCAACCTATTGCCAACGCCATTGGCAACGCAGTGGCAAGCGCGTTGGGCGGCATCTTTGCCCGTTGCGAGTCTTTGCCGTGCGAGGCGTCGCGTATTGCTTGTGACGCAATGCGAGACGACGAACTGGACGCAGTGGCGAAGGATTTACAAATCGTGATTTACGACCCAAGCGCAAGCCACGAGGAGAAGGCGCGATTCGTCTATGAGTTTGCGGGCACTCGATACACGGCGGGCACTTATGCGAATATCAAAACGGGCTTGTCTATCTTCGCCGACATCCCCGAATACGACGTGCGCATCGAGCGCGATTCCACATGGCATTACTTAATCCAACTAGAGAGCCCGCCCGCCGTATCGATTGAACGCCAGCGCATCATGGAGCGGCTTATCCCGAAGGCGCATCGAGCCGTGTTGGGATTCGATGGCATGGATATCCATTACAGCGATGATGGCGAGAGCCGTTTGTTCATGCCCGCGGGCAATGCGTGCGCGGATATACTTGTCAAGGGTAAGACGACGACACGCGCAAAACACTCGCTTATCGCACGCCAAGTGAGAGACCCGTCGGACACAAAGGCGTGCGAAATCGCCCCCGCAGAAGGCTCAATCGTGGATTCAGGAAGTATTATACGCGCACGCCCTTATGCTTTATCCATGTATGGCGACGACTATTACACCGACATGTTTATGCGCGAAGACGATATGGCGACGGTTTTGGCGAATTGCCGCGTGGCGTTCAAGAACGTGCACGACGGGTTAGCGTCGGCGGAGGATTTGAGCTTTGAATATGATTATACCCCAGAGCCGTATTTGAGAACCGCCGACCCCGATTTGGCGGAATATTTTAATGCCAAGTATCAATTCCGTGACGCCCTTTCCCCGTTGCCGGTGTTCGGATTAAAGCGCACAGTGGAGCTAAAAGATTTGAGCGCGGACGCGTATTTCGCCGATATAACGATCCACGAGCAATTCTTGAACGCGGCGTGCAATCATAAAGTAAAACGCTATTGTATCGGCGTAAGCGTAGAAGCATTGTCTTCATATGGGCTAGAAGAATACGACGACGAAATGTATTACTTGCAGGGGGTATTTGATGGAGATTATCCCGAAATCTTCGGGGCTTTTATCAATATCCCATACAATTACTCATCGATTGCGGAATGGAGAGAGGCTTTTGATAACGGTTCGCCTAAGGCGTACTATACATGGAGCGACGTTGTCGCGAGCGTGGATGCAACACAATTTTGGGGACTATCACGGAAAATAGACCAAATTAATCAAAGCATGAGCGATACAAAACGCTTAAGCGAATTGACGTATAATCAGTGGAGAGCCTTTTTATTCGTCTATCCACGCGAATGGGCGTAAATCATAAGGAGTAGGAATTATGGCAAATTGGAATGTTCAGCAAATGACGAACTGGGGGTGCGCATACTTTGCGGCATCGAGTACGACGAATCCCGTTAAAGCAACAGGCGGGGCATTGAGCGATACTTCGTTTAATGCGGCGCAGGCGCAATCCATCGCCACGAAGGATCAGTTCACGGGCGCATATACGGACGTATCATCGCGTGTTCTATCGCTATCCGTGACGGGGCAAACATTGCGAGCCGTCGTGCAATTCAAATCGACGGGTGACACGGCGCGAGATTGTCGTTCGGTAGCACTTTTGAGCGACAACAACGTCATCGCCATTCTTTCATCTTCGGACGTGATATTCACTATCCCAGCAGCGAGCACGTCAATCGTTGGCGTTAGCGTTGACTTTGACATTGTGTTCACGAATACAGGACAAGCGACCGTTGACGTATCGACCGCCAACACGGCGATGCAAAGCGACCTAGACCGCCTTGTGTCGTGCCACGTGGCGGGCGATCCAGATACGGGAGAAGAGCAATACATCAAAGGCGAAAAGACGTTCGGCGATAAAGTGACTTTCAGCACGGTCGAGTTCACGGGGAAAATGAACGTCGAAAACTACTTCACAGCGCAACAAGTGAGCACGCCAGAGTTCTTTCTATCGTCGAATGACGTCTCCGTGTTGCATATTTGGAAGCACAATATCACCCAAAACACGTTCATTTCGGCGGCGTCGCAAGCCCTAACGATTGACGGAGACGAATTCCCCCTAACGATTAAAGCAGATAAGGGGATATTCATCGAAGGCGACATCAAACCGTCGTATGATAATACGAACACATTGGGCGGCGAGGACTGGATATGGAGCGAGGTTTGGGCGAATGAGGTACATTGCAACGGCGGATTCATAACGGCGGATTACCTAGAGGCGAGCAACGACGCAGAGTTCACCTATAACGGTTTTGTGAATGCGCTAAAACGCGCCAAAGATACGCCAACAGAAGGCACGTTCCAATATTTGATCGTACATGGTACGAGAATATCGACGGGCGACATTATAAGCGGCGGGGATGGTGTCAAAGTGCTTGCAATAAGGGCGTCGATACTGACAGCTTCGGGGGAAGTTTCACTATCTTTCAAAGCATTAGGGACGGCAACAAGTCAGAAATGGGTTGCGGTAACAGATGGCGTCGCGGCTTCTACTCCAGAATGGATTTTTATTCTAGCAGTGAGAGTGCCATAAATGAACGCAGACTTTATTGAGCAATGGAAAAAGGACGCCGCTGTTGCAATCAAAGAGTATGCACGCGTGCATCATCCATTCAAGATCAAGAAGCTCAGCGGCTATTATCTGTTCATCGATACGAAGGCGAAGGCGTATTCTATCGAGTTGCGCGGCGTCAAACCGAATGCAGGGGAGACGCGCGCCTGGGGCGCGCCTACGAACAAGTGGAAGAAGGGCGAGCCCCGGCGCGTTTCTTTGCCCTATGGTTGGAGGACGGTAACGAAGGAACGGGCAACGAGCACGGGCGAGCGCGTGGACGCGCCGAGCTATTACGGCGTGAGCAGCCGCCCGCGCGAGTTCTTCGGGCTCAAACGAAAAGGGCGTCTTCGGGCATACGGCATCACGCCAGAGCACGTCGTTGTGCCGGTGTATAGCGAGCAAGGTTTCGTCGAATGGTTAGTCGAGGATCAGCTTGACGACGTTCGACGGATATTGGAGCAAACGGGATTCGAGAAACTGGAGAAGGAGTTTTGAGAAAATGATAGAACAAATCACGCAAAATTTGAGTGTTGAGACGGCTTCGTCGGTAGACGCCTATCTGGCTACATGGATCACTATAGCACTTATTGCTTTTCTCCTGATCCTCGTTCCACTCATTGAACGAATACCCAAACTTGGCGAATGCATATCGCATCGATGGATTGTTGTCACGGTCACGACCACACTGATGGTCGCCGTCGTCATCAATTTCGAACATCTCGATAATGGTGTTCGAGGATCGATCATCATCGGCGGATTCATCGTAGGAATCACCTATATTTTGTTGCGTTCATTGGAGAAGGCATTGGCTAAGGGGTGGTCTTTCGGCGTCAAACGAATCGAAGGCGATTGGGAACACAAGCGAGTCGAAGTCGAAATGGATCCGACTCCTACACAGGAACATACTCAATCCAAATCTCAGGAACACGAATCTGAGAAATCAGAAGACAAGCGTGACGCAATCTGAAGTCAATGAGAAGGGCGGGTTTTCGCCATCCCCACAAGTGGGGATGAAGTTTATTTCGACGAGAAATTTCGCCATACTGAAAAAGGCGTGACAGCAAGTCACGCCTTTTCTTTTTCGTTTTGTAATCGTACTCGAACCGATGATCAAGCCAAAACTAACAAATCGTTAGTTTTGAGTTCTTCGCCTCTCCATACATCGTGAACGCGTGTTCGCTTTGCGCGTTTTGAAGCTCTATAGAAGCAAGTCTCAATATCTCTCGAATCGTCATGGGAGTCGTTTTGTGGGCGTCTGCCATTTCATCGATAATCGGGTCGATAGATTGATCTTCGTCACTGTAAGATCTCAGGCGTTTAAATTCAGAGGCGATTTTTGCCATGATGATTCTTTTCTCGATTTGCTTTACTGTAGGCATCTGGATGTCGTCGCCTTGGAATGCGTCCAGCATCAGAAGAAAACGATCTCCAACGAGCGCTTGCATAGCATTCCACGTACTACCTAAGCATTCGGATAACATGATTTGCTGATTCTCAGGCATATCGGCATATCTTACAAGGACTCCGGGTTTCCTATCCCCCTGCTTGCGCCGTGATTTTGGTAGGCTTCTATACCGATCCATATCGTCTTCAAGGTCTTCCGGTACAGAAGAACGCTTATATCTAGCGCATCCACAGGACTTCGAGATTTTGAAATATGCTAGCTCCTGATCTTTCTCATCTCCACATACGGGGCAAAGAGCTCGATATATAGGGTGCGGGAACTTGCCTACCTCGGACTTCCGTACTTTGGAAACGATTTTCCACCCGTTGATCACTCTGCCAACCGATGTTCGTTCAACACGTTTCTTCGGGGGATTTTTTTCGACACTCTTGGAGAATGATTTAGGATTTGTAGACGTCGGTAGCGGGGTTTGTGTCGCTAGGGCTTCAGTCTTTTTCGCATCGTTAGTCCGACTCCTGTTTAGCGGATTCCGATTCCCGTTCACCGTATGTGGCATGAATCAGATCGGCGAGTTCCACAAGGAGTTTCTCCTGCATCGCTTTGATGCTCTTTTTCAGTTGTGTTGTCTTGAGCATCGCAACCATCAGCTGATTGTTCTCCGACTGAAGTCGCTTGTTCGCCTTCTCTACTCTCTTTATGGACTCAGGATCAGGTCGTTCATCGACTTCATCATCATTATCGACTTCATCATCTTCATCGACATCATCATCTTCATCGACTTCATCATCATTATCGACATCATCATCCTGATCATCATCCCATACGCCCCAAAACCAGCGCCCCTTGATACTTTTCACTGTTAATCCGCTCTCTTTCAGGATTGGACGCACCATACGTGGTGTGCAGTAGTATCCAAGCTCTCGCATGGACTGAATCAGATCTTCTAATGAAACCGGCGAATGATCTCTGATGTAAGCGTCCACATCAGCGAGGAACCTGGAACGGTTTTCGATTTTGCTTCTGAACATAGCGTACTCTCCTATTGTTTTCTTTGGTTTTTTGGTCTGTTTCAGATCTGAAACAGACCATGGAATCGCGTTCTATTCATGTTGATTCCAGCCTATGTTTTTAGGCTGTTCTGAACTCTATCAGGAACGTGCTGTCTTCGTCATACACTTTGTCCAGAATGTCGCACGCCCATCGTGGGAACAGTCTCGTGCCATAGCTGTTCAGATGCCACTGCTCTCTGTCTGGGTATGTCAAGCAGATGTTTGTGAGTCGTTCTGAAACAACCCACTTCGGTTCATTGACATAGACGGGGAGTTTGTGCTTGAAGCACCACGCTTCCAACGGCTTTTTTTTGTTAGTCTTTCTTAATCTCAGCTTCATGCTCGCTCGCTTGGTTAAAAATCGTCTGGCAGTACATAATCATCAGCAGACTCAGGGGTATTGATTCTTCCAAGATTCCCGACAGGGTCTGATGGAACGAGACGCCCATTGAAGTTTCCAGACGAATGTTCTCTCTCCAAACCGTCTCTTATCACCTCGTTGTCCACGCCTTCCCGTGCATATACGGAGTATTCTCTTCCTTTAGATTTTACGCGACGTTTTCGCATACCGAGTTGATTGAGGATACTGACCAAACGGCGACCTATACCGGTGTCCAATCTGTCCACGGTCAGCGATAATTCAGTCTGTGCCAATTTGTTCACACCTGCGTTGCTTATCCACTGAAGATCATCGATTTTACCTCTCAAAATCTCCGTCCATGCATCCTCTACGACAGCAGGGGCGTTTGCGGATTCCTGCATCTCTGCCACAGGTTGCCACATGACGCCGTTTTTATCGTACATCACACGAGCTTCTGCCATGATCTGATTATACTCCTCTCTTATTTTTTCATACAGGAACTGACCCTCTCCCCACCCTACATTCACGACAGCGAAACGGCGATTACCAGTAGGGTCTCTTAAAACTTCCGAGTCGTTGGTGGTTAGGATGAACACACATCGGCGTACATGGGTGCTTGGCTCTGCCTCATACGGAGCTCGAAATTTGTCTTCACGGGCTGTAAGGAAAGACTTTATTTCCTCAACGTCGCGTTTTCCCATACCTGCCATCTCTCCCACTTCAACGACGGTCTTGCCTTCCAGATCCTGAGCACGATCTTTGTAAGAAGCCCCAAAATTCAGCTCTTGGTATCGGGCAGGCGTTCCTGCGAGAATACGAGTCAAGGTGGATTTCCTCTGCCCCTGACTGCCCTGAAGCACAAGCGATATATCGACCTGAGAACCTTCCACACAGAGCATCCTTGCTATCATAGCCGTGAATAGGTAGGACGAACACCTACGCATCCACTCTCTCTGCTCATCAGAACGTTTTCCAGTCAAATACAGGTCGAAAAAATTCTCCACACGTGGGTGTCCATCCCACTCTGGAAGGTCGTTGACCCATTGAGAGAGGGAGTCGAATCTGTTTTTGTAGCACAGTGCCTTTAGAAGACCCACGACAGTTTGGTCAGGAAGGCACTTTTTAAGTCCGATATGAGACATCAACGTCTGTAATTCAGTGACAAATGCCTTACATTCACCTATCTCCCCAGTGTCTGGTATTCCTTCCATCTGTTTTGGAAATCGCCGTTGCACGATGCGATACAGATCCTTGTTCGTAAAATCATCGTGACTGAATTCTATCCCGCAGTAGGTAGGATCTTCCAGAATGGTCTTATAGGTGGGCGTCTTGCACAGTATTTCCGACAGATATATTACCCCGTCTCTTGTCTCTGAAAAACTGAAGCATCCGTTTTCCTTGAGACGTGTGATGACGTTTTCCTCCGATTGATGTGGAAAACGGGACCTGAAGTACTCTTGGGTTTTGTTCTCACATGAGGCGTGGAAACACTTGAAAACCCCTGTATCCTTGAAAACACAACACTGTTTTTTGCCCGTATCCTTGCTGTGATTTGCCTCGTTAGGACAGTGGAGGTAGATCTTTTCATCATCTTCATCGATATATGCTGAGCTCGCTCGAATGGCGTCGGAAAGACCTGCTGAATGAAGAGAGCTCAGGTATTCGAAGAATCTCCCTCCCTTTCCCATAAAGGGAGAAATGGATTTACTATCCCATGTAGGGGGAGGAAGGGGTGCATCGATGCGCACATCATTAAGATCATGAGAACTGCTGTACGAGAAATGTGTTGCCACCTTAGAACGGAAAGCCCTAAAACGTTTTTGTGTTGTACGGACGATGGAGGTGACGTTGCCTCCATACCATGTGTATGGAGCATCACTGCTATGCCATCCCTGAACAACGAGCTGACGACCATAACCGAAAAGCTCAAGCTGACCTGCACAGTCCCCCTTGTTAGGGTCTTGTCCCCATCTAAGAGTCTCCCGTCTGCATGTAGGTGTCTCTGCTACCTCGCCACGTGAATCGTACAGGAGTTCACTCGTGCCTCCAGTCCAGATTGTTGTTGCAGGGAGATCGAGGTTGACACTCCATCCCTTATACCGATCCTCCCCATCTCCATCCTCTATATAGAGAATGGATGCCCAGTGTGATCCTCCACGTGAACGTATAGGACTCCCCGGAAACTCCCTCAAAAAGTACTTCAGCAATAACGCCGACATTTGCTCATTTTTGCAGTCGCAGTCGACAGCCACATATTTTTCGCCCATCAAGAAGCCATACGTCCACTCCTCATATAGGTTTTTGGATGGAAATTCAGTTGCTTCCTCGTCTCCAAAGCAATGACCGACGTGCTCCTTATAAGACTTCATCTCGGCATACAGCTGGAGTTTAAGTTCATCCGATGTACCATCTGTAAGACAGAGTTTGCTTATATCATAGTGGGAAAGGCGTTTATTCCATTCCTTAGCCCTAACCAAGAACTTCCTGTTCGTTTTAAGCTTGTCTCTTTTCGAAAAAACAGAAGAGGGAGCCTTCTCCCAACGTTCTGCCTCCACGTCGTAGGACATAGGTACCAAGTGGCGCACATAGCCTATCAATGCCTCTGCGCCCATCTTAGGATCGATAAATGGAACCCCAGTACGAACTCCAAAACGCGGCTTCATACCAGAGAGAATATCCTGTACTGTGTCTGGCACGGTATCTACACGAGGTCTTGTGTAATCCTCATAGGCCCTGGTTCCGTGCTCAGGCTCGACGTGCATATGCGTCCCTTCTATATAGTCGATGAGGGCACGGGGCACTTCCACGTCCAGCATCTCGAATGTCTTGAACTGGGAAGCAGGTTTGAGTGCGTCGTTTTCTATTGCTTTCATATCAAAAAATCCTTGACGTAAGGTGCCGATGGAGCTTACCATGGCACTAGTCATGGTAAGCTCCATCGGCTGTAAGTAGGTATGTAAGGCGTTCAAAAAAGTAGTTTTTGAACGCCTTTTTTTATTGCTAGAACACTTCTTCACGGGGAATAGGGCGGACTCCCTCATACCCTCGCTTTCGAGAACGCTTTCGTGATTGAGTTGCTACGAGTCCGTAGCGATATGCGAGAAACTTGATGAGACGTGAATCGTATTTTATACCAGCATTCCGGTACATGTCGTTCCCTTCTACGGCAGTCTTGGTTATCTCTTTGAACTCATACGATGGCACAAAATCCTCCTTGTTGTGAGTGATTTCGAAGCACTCTCGGAACAGGGAGGCGCAGAGTTCGTCGAAATCGACATTCGTACTGATATTCGCAAGATTTTCAGATGTTACGATTTCGTCATTCATCGTCTCAGCCAATTTTTGGATGACTGGCATGTACGCCTCGACAGCGTTATTCACGGCTCTTGTGAGTGTGATGCCTGTCTTAGAGCATAAATCACGAAGCGCATTCGCAACTTCTGGTCTGAACTCAATCGTCATTGCTCGTGGGTTCTTGATTTCTTTCATCATAATACACTCTCCTATGTGTGTGTTACAGGGGTTGCTGTACAGCAACTTCCAATCCCGTGAGACAGCCTATATCAGAATAAAATGGCATGTGCAAGCATTT